GTAATCCTGTGAGGTAGGGTCAACCTCGATGCTGAAGCTGTTGCGGTTCCATGCCCATTTGAAGGGTGCGCCGAGAATGGTTTGCTTGGTGAGGTTCGCGGCGGTGATCGCCGGTTCGCCATTGGAAATATCGGCGGGCTGATTATTGAGAAAAGGAAGGCAGAACAAAATGCTGGATCGAATATTCCGTGTCGTACTCATCTCCACCCCCAGCGGAACGGATATGGGCCGGGGTCATTGACAAAGCCGGGGGCGGCGATGGCGCGGTCGGGGAAGAAGCCTTTGCTTTCGTCTTCGCGGTCGCCCTGGCGGGCCTGTTGCGCGACTGAATCAAGCCACTCCTGCCGCATGATGGGGTAGCGGCGGACGACGTTGGGATTGGTGGAATAGCGGTGCGCGTAGGCGATGAAACCGTCGCGGAACCACTTCGCATTATCGTCCGGTATCGGGTCTAATTTTTGTTGCAGGTTGGTAAAGTAGGGAGCCTTTTTTTGCCCAAACAGGCGCACCAGCCAGATATTTCCCGATGACGGCGGGCGCGGCGCGAAGCGGAATCCCTGGGCTTGCGGGTTGGCTACTGTCCACTCGCATGTACCATCCTCGATAACCTGCCCGGTGATCGTATCCGTGTTCGGGTCGAAGCCGTCGGGGATGGTAGCTACAGGCGGAGTAAGACCTGTGGTTCCCCACTTGGTCAACACCAGAATGTTGCCCAAACTGTCGAGAATGTTCGTAGCTGGATTCGTGACCGGCCCGGTGATGCCGATAGGCCATGTATAGGTGATTCCCGGCCCCGGCCATATCCCTTGTTCGAGCTGGTCGTTGGGAAACCAGCAAACTTGACTGGGGAAAGCTCCCATGACCGCATCAGTGCTAAGGTCGCGGACGGCGACAACCGGCCAATCCGGGGGCGGAACCTGGGTATTGTTGATATCAATGCGCTTGCCGTTTTCCAGCCATCCCAGAGTGGTCAGGTTGATGCTGGCATAGTCCTGCTGGAGTGAGTTGAGCGGGAAAGCAGAGATTTTAAAGCGGTTCCACTTCCACGGAAAGCGTACGGAGAACATCTCGCCAACAACATCGTTGGCAATCGTCAAGGCGGGTTCGTCGGCATATCCGCCTGTTGAAATGAGAACGGGGTTCAAGTCTCCTATGATGGAGACGGAATCGACCACGCTTTGTAAAGAAAGCGAACTATTTCCCATAGCCGTGAACCCCGCTCACATTTCTATTTACCGTCTCCGCTTGCCGTCTTTACCTGCTGTTTGGAGGTTCCGTGATGCTCGATTTCAGCGGATGGCGGTGGCCCCTTCTCGGACGTGGATTCTGAAGCCCGCCCGCGTCCGCGCGAACGCGCCTTTTCCCGGAGCTTGCGCCTTTCGTCGCGGGTGGCAAGAACCTGCTCCGGGTCGTGGCGTTCGAGCTGGGCGATGGCATTTTCCATCGACCGTTCGCGCTGTACATCCGGGTCTTCGTTGAGGGTTTGCGCGAATTGCACTCGCTTGTTCTGCTCAACCTGGATGGCGTTGAGTTCATCGTTGGCGCGTTCGTTGCGCTCGGCCTGTTGGATCAGGTAAGCGCGACGGTCGCGCATGGCGATTTGGTCGAGGGTTATGCAGTCGGCTTTCTCTTCCGGGTCGATGCGTCCGGCATCTGGATCACCTTCTGCGTAGTCTCCGAAGTCTCCGGGCTTGAAGTCCTGTTGTTCTTCGTCTTTGGGGTTGCGGCGGCGGGTGGCGTTGGCGTTTTCGCCGGAACCTGCTCCCCGGTGCTTCCTGTCCTCCTGCTGTCTTTTGCGTTCATCGGATTGCTCCTGATTCTTTTCGTATTTACGGTCGCCGTCTGCTCCTCCGGCTCCCGCGCCTCTGGTGGTTGGGTCTACTTTTGCGTGTTCCTGCGGTTCGTTTGCCATGACTGTTAACCTCGTTTTGCGGTTATGCGTTCGCTTTCGTTTCGGGCGCGGCACATTAGGCCGCTTCGTCCCGCGTGATAACAAAGAGCTGCGTTCCGCTGGGTTCGTTGTCCGTGGGGAAGTTGAGGGCGGCAACGTACTGCTCATAGAGCTGCCGGTAGAGCTTTTTTTCTTCAGAGCTGGCCTTGCGCGAGTTCAATTCCGGGGGCGGTGGACTCCAGATCTTGAAGCAGCGTTGGCAGATAACCAGCGTTGGCCCATGACAGAGCGTGTGTTTGATGACGGCATAGTTGGTGTCATTGCCCTGATAGCGGCCCTCTACGCCCTTGCCGCCCTTGCGGTGGACACATCCCGCCTGCGAGATAGCTTCGCGCCGTCTCTGTTCCGTAAAAGAGCGTTCGCGCGATTCCATCCGCCGCTGCCGGGTGGCCCGCTTGGAGCGAATCTGCTGCACTCGCTCTCTGGTCTCCTCAAGCTGCAACTGCTCCAGCTCGTCGTTGATCTTTCTTCCATCCATTCGTTCGGCCATCATTGGCCTCCTTTCGGTTGGGTGGAACGCGGAGGTGAGGAAGAGTCAGTCCGCTCACCTCTTTGACTGCTGTTATGCAGTGCGCTCCAGCTTTAGGCGATGGCCGATACCGCATCGATGTAGCGGACGCGCTGTACCGGGTCGGGTGGCAACGTCGCGGTGTACATGGTGTTGTAGCTCGCAAATCCGCCTATCATCCGGGACGGATCGTAGCCCGACGGTTCCGCCAGTCTGCGAACCCAGACCTGGATGTTTCTCCAGTCGCCATCTCCTATCTGTGTGTTTTCTCTGGCTCCAAACGAAATGCCGATTACGCCATCGCGTCCTACGAGGTAGGTACGAAGCGCGGTCATTCCGGTAGCGTCGTAGTCCGGTGTCATGTGGACGAGGGTGGATTGATGGAAGCTCGCTCCGCCCCAGTCAATGACAATTACGTTGTCGCCATCGGGCGCGGGCAGTTCTCTTAACCGCTCGTTGCCTTCAGGAGTGCGCTTCAAAACGTCCACCATGCCATTTATGGACTGGTCGACAAGTAAGTCGCCTACCGTTGCCGGGTGGATGATGCCGGTGAAGCGTCCACCTTCGAAGGGAAGGGCATTGACGCTCGATAGAGATTGCACGGCTGCGGTAATATCCGTCGTCTCTAGCGGGGCTGTGCCGGTCTTTGAGAGGTCGTCTACCAGTGGGTCGACAACTGACGCCCCATCCACGGTGTTCTGGATGATGAGGTTGATAATCTGCGCCAGTCGATACGACATTTGCACACCCAGAGCTTCAAGCGCCGGGTCGATTGCGGTCTGCAATGCATAGGCCGATATATTGGCGTAGTCAGCGTAATTGCCGATTGTGCTGGTGTTCTGTACAACGGAGACGGTAAGTCCCGTTTGTATCGTTCCCTCCGGTGCCTGGGTGAGGGGTGGAGCGGGGAGATTCTGGTACATATAGAGCACCAATTTATTGCCCGCGTTCTCATCGATTGATCGGCGGCTGGTGGCTCTGGCCCAAGGCGTCTCTGCCTTAAGATTTTCTATAAAAATTTTGTCATACGTAGTGACTACAGACTGGGGCAAATTGGTGGTTAAGTTCGATGCTGGCGATACGCCAGCACCCAACACGCCGTTGGCATGAACGCGGCCAACGTGTCCGGTATAGACGTACATCTGCCCACCAAAGGCGCAAATAAACTCTATGGCCGGAACGACGAACTTCTCAAAGAACCTTCTGCCGCTTTGCGCGGCAACGGATGAACTTCGCATGTGAATCCCCCGGAATACGGGAAAATCACGCGCCTAGAGCATCGACCTGTTTTTTAAATTCAGGGTCTCGCAATCTGTCCATAAAGTCCCTGCGAGACATGTGCTCAATGTCCGCGCGTGTGATCTTCGGTTTTCTCGCCGGGGGTGGAGCGGATGCGGATGCGTCCGAGCTTCGAATCCCCGATGAGATGCTTCGCGGTCGCGCTGTACTCATAGGACGGGGAGGATTAGGCTCGCTCGATCCGTTGGATGCTGCTTGGGTTGGGGTTGCTGCTACGCCTACAGGTTCGTATTCGTCTTCTTCTCCTGTCGGCCTGGGGAGCATTTTCCCTTGAGCGTTCAGGTGTTGATAAGCAATATCAAGATTGTTGCGCGTTAGATCGATACCTCGCGCTCTCAGCTCCGCAAACAGAGCCAGCATGTTGACGTTGTTAGCATCCGGGTAATAGTCCGGGTGGTCTTCAACGAAGGCTTGCGCCTCCTGCTGCCAATATTGAATGCGGGCCGGTTCGTCCATCTCTTCGAGTCGCTGGCCAACAACATCAGGGGCTACGCCTTGCTTGGCAGTGACGATTTCGGTCACTGCGTCTACGACTCTTTCGGGGTCGATTATCTCCCCCGCAAGCCGCATTTTGTCCTCTGCTGTAAGCTCTTTACGCTCCGCCCTGAAGGGCTTGCGCCCCGCGTCTGGCGGGCGCATGAGTCGGCCTATGGTGCGATTAGCTTCTGCCATCGAAAGCAGGGCTTTGTTGGCTACCTCGAAAACTGTTTTGCCTTTGAAAGTGGATACGCGAGTACCGTTAGGGTTCTCGATAACTGCAACAATTTCTCCATTTTCATCAGGTTCGCCGTTGTTGATCCACTTGGGTTCCATCGTGTTCCTGCTCCTTAGTTGATTTCCTCGTCGGACAGCTCTGGATTGCCCTTGGTCGGGTCGAGTATGTTTTCTATAAGCTGTTCGTGGGGAGTTAGTTCGGGCATTGCCGATTTGGGGGCAACACTAGCGAGGAAGAGAGCAATTTCGGAATCAATTTTTAATTGGAATTGGGTAAAGATCACCCATGCGGCTTTTGCCAGCTTGTGATTTGCCAGCACAGCAGTTTCATCTGCCGCATCGGTGTTAATGAGCTTGGTTTCAATTTCGATACAGCACATCTCCAGCACATCCAGAACGTCCGGCCACGCTTCGCTATTCCGCATGTTGAGCAGGTTGCGGCGCTGGATCGGCTCTAGCTCTGCCGTTACGCCAAACCTGCGCTCGTTGCGGATAGCTGCGTTCATACCATCGCCTCGCCTTCGAGGATGCGGACGCGCTGGGTTTTGTCCGGGGGTTCGGTCATTTGCATTGGTGTCTGGAGAGCATTGACGACTGGCCCTATAAGCGCCTGTTCTTTGTCATTCATCACGCGCGGCTCGCGTAGCATGTAGCCGAGACCTGAGCAAAGTTCGCCCAGTGGGGTGATATGGACGAAATAAACTCCGGCCTTTCCCAGTTCGCTTTGCGCTAGGTCTTCGACTAGGCCGCGCTCCACCAGCGGCTTAAAAAGTTGGTCAATCGTGAACATCTCGTTTTCGTCCATGAGTCCGCGCCAGCCTATGCAGCCTAAGCGGTCGATTTTCTTCTGCTCTACGAGACGCGCTAAAAGCCTTTGGTGACGCGGTGCTATGTCCATAAACAAATTCATTAGCGACATTTACCCTCCTACAGGTGCAAAAAATTGACTGCCCTGCATACCCCGCTCGTCGGCTGTGCGCTCTGCGAAGCTGGTAGCCCGGTCAAGCGGCGATTCGATCATCTTTTGCTGGGTTGCGGTTACGGTCTTTGCGGCGATGCGGCCCGCAATCTTTTTGTCTTCCAAAGCCATCTGGAATTGTTGGTTTTGCTGCTGCTGTGCGGCTTCGGATTGGGCTTTGATGAGGGCCGGATTCTGCTGCATCATGGCTTGCTGTTCCTGTGGCGTCATCTGCACGATAAGATCGTTCTGGTTCTTCCACTCGCTCATATCGAGCACCATCTTTACCAGCTCCAGCGCGTTCACCTTCCAGCCCGTCTCTCCTAGCTGCTGTACCAGCGCCTGATTACCCAGAACCTCCAGCAGGAAGGGGAGCGCCTGGGCCATGCGTCCACGCGCGGCAAGACGACTGCCCGCCAGTGTGTCGAACTTCACATTGGCTTGCAGGAAGTCGCCAAAATCTACGATGAGGTCGGGCGTCCGGTCGCCTAAGACATCGCGGATCTCACTAATGGGCATCCGTTCCTTCACCATCTGCCAGAGCGCTTTGAGGAAGGGAAGCAATACGCCGTCGATGAAACGTTCGACGGGAGATTGCAAGCGGCCCGATGAGGCTGCTGATATCATCGCGGCTCCGGTTCCGCTGCGGCCTATGCTGGAGCCGCGTCCTGGGAGACTGCCTTGAATGCTGGCTTGGTCGGCTCCGCTGGCGTCTTCGCTCGACGCGATGACGGACTGGATCGCCCGCCACGCATCGGGCGGGACTTGCGGCTGGGGTACAAGCGCGATGGCGCGGGTTGCATCCGTTCCGTCCACCAGCCGGATTCCCCCCAGCCGCCTCCGCTGTTCTTGCGTGGGTACGTTGGCACCTCGCGCGATGGCGTACTCAGGCTGTACAGCGAACGCCAAAATATCCAGAATTGCGTTTAACATTCCCTGTTCGACTCTTTGGTCTGTTCCACTAATGCGGCCCACGCCTAGGCCATAGCCCGCATTTTCAATGTCCCAGTAGTTCGAAGAGAGAAAGGGTTTTTCGGGGAGCTTATGTGGGCCGTTGCGGATGACGGCTTTTCTCTGGAGAACGACGCGGACTTGCTGGCTGTCCCACCATTCCAGAATTTCCATCGGTTTTTGTAGCGGGTCTTCGGATAAGTCGAGATTGGGGAGGGCCGCTTGGTGGATGCTGGTGTTCGATTGCATCGTCTCCTGCACTGAATCGACCGGCTGAACCTGCTCCACGTCAGAGGTGAAAATGTAGCGCAAAACGTCGTCACTGGGTATGTCGTAGTCAGGATTTTCGCGGAGCTTTTGCATGTCGTAGTAGTTAATAAAATCTTTGTAGATGATGTAGTTCGCCTTCCAGAGCTGGTTAGGCCGGTTCCACTTGGGATCAATAAAAATCTGTCCGATATCGCATTTCTCGAAGGTTGGGCGGTTGCGGGTTATCTCTATATCAACGGCTTCAAACTCATCTGATTCTGTGGTGAAGACGGTTAGAGGATCGCCAAACGGCATATCCGCCTGTGGTGGCGCTGCCTTGCGAACGTAATGGGTCTCCATCCGCGTTGTCGTTTCCCAGCCATATTTGAAAATCACCGTGCCGGAGTTAACCATTGCTTGTATGCCGTAGCTGCACTCCTGCTTGAAGCTGCATCCGTCCAGCAGCTCCGCCAACAACTCTTTCCATGCGCGGGCGGTGTCCTGGTGGGTGTTGGGCCGGGGCCGGACTTCGAACGGAGTCGGGTCAGAAAAAATCGCGCCTGTAATAGCTGGCGCGAGCGAATTTGTTTGTTTGGCAACTGTGAATCTGGAGATGTTGGAACGGGTTACGGAGCTGCCTTCGTAGATGCTGAGAGAACGCGGCGACTGGTAGAGGATTTCGCTCTCTGTCCATTGCAGCGGCCAACGCCGGTCGTTGAGCCACGCGCTAGAGCGTTCGTAGTCCTGGACAACAATCGACAACACGGCTTCATCGGTGTACTTGGGCGGAAAGCTGGCATTGGGATAGGTCGTTACATCGGCGGGGTTTACGGGAGAGGATGGATTGCTCTCCATGCGTAAAGGAGCTGAAGCGGCCATGAGCACACCGAGCACACGTTGGGGTGGGGAATCCCTACGGGTTCGGGCCTGAAAACTAAGCCACTTCCGCCTTAATAACTTTGCGTCGAAGGACGCGTTAACTCATTGGGTTGAATAATCCACTAAAGATGGAGGGAATTGCAATCTTTCGCCTTTGCTTCGCCCACGTCAGAACGGCTCCCCGAAGGGAGCCGCTTGCGCTTCTACGGTGACATGAGCCACAATAGAAGCGTGGTTAGCGCTGCTAGCGTGGTTTTGTCCATTCTGATCTTCAGTGTGATCGTCATGGAGTTCCACCTTTCCGAGATGGCCCGGTGTTTGCGCACCGGGCCATTTCTCTTGATAGTTGCCAGTGGCAACATTCAGGAGAGGGCTGGGTGCATTACCCCGGCAACTGGAAAGTTCTAGCTGCGCCTCTTCGATTGTACTAGCTGCGACTTCCCTTCATGCCCTTGCTGCGGTTGCCTTTACGTGATTTTCCCCGCGCTGCCTTGTTAGCCAGACTGCGGCCTGTCCGCTTCATTGCTGCGCTCTTTCTGCTGACTCTGCTTTTACGTGGGGCCATTGCACTATCCTCCCTTATCTCCTGCGTGGTTTTGCTGCGGCTCGTCGTACCCTCCGCCCTACCCTGCTGGCTACTCTTCCGGCTGCTCTCTTCGCTCTGGTTGATCTGCGTTTCGTTGCCATTGCACTATCCTCCTTATCGGTTTTTGCGGCGTCGTGAAATGCGGGCCATGTTTTGTGCAAACACGGCTTGTTTCGCACGTCTGCCTCCGGCTCGTTTTCCAGCGGCAATCTTTTTCTTGGTGGCCTTGCCGAAGCTGCCTACGGTTCCGCGCTTTTTCATCCTGCGGACTGCCTTCTGAATCCATCGCTTTTTGGTCGCCATTGTCACTCCAATCCGGGCATGATGATTTCTAGGCCCGCGTGTGTGTGGGTGCGCTCCGCTTCGACGTAAACCTCTTCCTCTGGCTCCGGGTCTGGTTCTGGCGGCGCATACGCTCCCCGGCCATAGATGAAGTTGTACTTGTCGCGCTGCCGCATCATCTCCCATGCCAGCTCCTCGTCTGCGGTTTCGTTGTTGCGGATACTCGCTGGCAGGTTTCGCGCGACGTGCATTACCACGTCGGGAATACTGTGATCGTCGGTCATGCCGTACTGTAAAAATCCTTCCATGAGCTGCTTCACCTTCAGCCCGTCCGAGAACAACAGCCGTCCTCCGGCAATTAGCGCCTCGATACCCCGGATGCTGGTATCGCGCACTCCGCCATCGTGTTCGAACGGCTCCCAGGTGACGCGGATCTCCCAGCCCGTTGTGAGCGCGTGGTTGAGGATGTGGGGATGCATCGCCTGTGCGCCGGGTGCATCTTCGATGCTGATTTCGTGGACTCCACGCGACCGGGCTACGTCGTGAATCAGCTTCGCCAGGACAGACGGCTTGTAGTGGCCCTGTTGAATCTCTTCGATGTAGACGCGGTTGTTGTACATAATCCCCACGGCGCAAGCCGCCAGCTTCCAGCCCAGCTCCTTGCTGGGTAGCCGCCAGTGGATGAAGGTCTTTCCTTCCATCGGGATTTTCTCTTCTTCCACCATCGCGGCGAGCATCGCGGCTTCGGTGAAAACCACTTCGGCGGCTCCATACGTGTCGATCATGTATTGCGACATAAAAGACTCGTAGCTGCCTTCGTACTCGTCGCGCAAATACTCATAGCTCAGAATCGAAGGATAGAAAAGCTCAACCTCGCTCTCATCGGGGAAGCCGTTGGCGTCCAGGCGGTCGCCGGACAGCAGCCGCATTGCGGGCTTGGCTAGGCGCTCGTAACTTCCGGGCCGCGCCGTCAGCACCTCGTCCACGAATAAATCACCTGTACCGTAGGGAGTTCCGATCTTGATTTCGATTCCGGTCGGCTTCAGGATTTTGCGGGTCAGCTTGTACGCCTTCGTCAGCCGTACTCGCGCCTCGAAGGTCTTGGAGTTGATGTTGTTCGCCATGTCATCGCACACCAGAACATCGGGATGCCAGCCGGTTGTGGATGAGCCTATGGAGTTTCCCCAGATGAGCGGTTCGACAATCTTCGGCTCTCGCTGCCGCAGTGGGCAAGTAAACTCGCCACGGTCGGGCTTCTCGTCCGTACATAGCTCTGGATAGAGCGCCTGAAACAATGTCGGCGGTCGATTTTTGGGATGGTAGAAAAAGCTGGAGACCTGATCCACGAAGTCAAAGGCTAGGTCTTTGGCTCCGGTCAGAATCAGAATCGCAATCGTCATGTGGTAGACGATGATGAACTGAACGCAGTTGGCAAAGTCGATAGTGGTTTTGTAGGTGTTGCGGGGGAGCAGCAGGGAGCGGCGGCGTTTCACTCCTACAGCTAGTTCCTGCACGTTTTTGTTGGGGTCTTTTTCGGGAAAGAAAGCCAGAGCGTCGTGATGATCTTCCGGGGTGATGAGACAGTAGCCGAGAATGTAGCAGAGCGCGAGTAGGTTGGTCTCGCACAAGCGGCGTCCATCCTCGCGCAGCTCGTCGTCTTCCTGCACCAGCACGGTAAGCTCGGCCCGCCACGCGACGTTATTCGCTTTCTCCTGTTTGGGGTCGCGGAGCTTGCGCCAGTTGAAATGCATCAGGAACACTCCAAACCCAGCGGCCATTGCAGCGGACGGTTTTCAAAATTAGCCATCCACGCTTTCGCTTCTCGCCAATCATTTTGGTTTCGCATGTGGCGGCGGGCGTGAAAGCTCCATGCCATCGAATCGGCTGAGTGCAAAAGTTTGTGAATGAGACCGGAAGATAGCGCGGTCGTCTTTAGTCCGAATCCATGCAAGCGAAGGTCGGAGCGTTCACGTTTGATCGTTAGCAAGATGTTTTCTATTGCTCTTGGATCGCCGTTGCGCTTGCATACCGAACCTACACCCACCCATTTGCCGCACGTTAGAAGTTCTCCGTAGTCTTCGATGTGTCTCGCATATTCGTCTGGGTTATATCCCTGCAAGACTGGCATGATTTCTACTCCGGTACAGCTCCGCATCAGGGACTCATAACGTTCTACGGTGCGCTTCTGGTGCTCTCTGACGGTGAGCCGTGTCTTTTCCAGAATGAAGCCCTCGCACATATAGTCCTGGCTGACAGCAGCTAGAAGGTTGCCGTTGCCGCTCCAGCGGTAAATCTCATCTGCATACTCCTGCGGGGTGTGTCTGTAGCGCCCATGA